CCCATTCAACATAAGTTCTTCCGGACGTCCATGTATGTCTTGGAACCACGTGTGATACATCATTAGCACCAAGTAGTTTATATGCAAACACATTTTGATGTGCTTCGCCTAATTGATCTAATGTATCCGCCGGTGTAAAAGGTGTAGTGTCTGTTGTATCAGAAGTTGTTAAAGACCAGACATCTGATTTACCAATACCAACATATACGCTTGTACCAGCATCAGCAATATCCGCTTTAAAATTTTCTGCATTCAACGTTCTGAATTTAGATGTTACTATTGCCGTCATTTTTTCGTTTCCCGTTTAATTTAATTTGTATGAATAAAACTATTCACATTATATTTATTTATATCAGTTATAGAAGTACTTTGTAATTGAGTATCACCTAATGCCTCTATAGTTTCATTAAAATCATAAATCATATGATTATCTAAAATGTTAGTCTTTTGGCTATAATAATCATTGCCAGGTTGTGTCCTATAACCTGATGCTTTAACTAATACTTCATAGCCACCCATTGTTTTTGTTGATGTTGATGATTGTGATACAGTCCAGTTTTGACCTGAGTTCAATTCACCTATTGTTAATAACCCACCATTATATAATGTTCTACCAGTTACAGAACCGGAACTTTGAACTGGGTTTGTTTGTCTATTAAATTGTGGATCATCGTATGTATGATTCAATTCAAGAATCATTGTTTGATCTTTATGTTTTACTCTATCTTCATGCTTAGCTCTTGATGCAAGTGTTATATCAGGATTTAAAATATAATTAGCACCCGCATTTGTAATACTTACAGATGCAATCTCAGATGGAGTTAATTGCGCTTTCGCAGTAGCATTACCACTAATTGATACTGTAGGTAATTCAGTATAACCTGAACCTAGATGTGATAATGTAATTGAACTAATAGAACCATTTTCAATTTCTGCATGAGCTCTTGGGTAATCATACTTAACTGTAATACTTACATCATCAATATAAACTATACCATTGTTACCATCACTTTGGAATCCTACATAATCTTCGTTAGTAGGAGTTGAACTAGAAATATTATATTCAAATTCAAAGTCCTGCCAGTCAGTTGTTAAGTTTTTTACTTGCCAACCAGAGTTACCATGTTGTGATGTTGAATATGCCATTCTAAATGTATCTGCTCCGCCGCTACTTGGCTTCTTCGCTCTACATTTTACCTTAATTGTATTACCGGCTAATCTTGATGTATAATCAGGATTATCTAAACTTAATTGATATACCGCACCACCAACACTGCCAGAAGCATTTGTATCTAGTGTTGTTGTCTGTACTTGTAAAACTGATGATGCATCAATAGTTTGAATTGAAGCAGTATGATTTGATGTATCAATAACTCTCCATATTTTATTACCATACTGTGTTGTACTTACTGATGCTCCAGTATAATCTTCAGTAAAGAATGGAGTTGCTGTGTAATGTGATGAAGGATTAGAGAATGATATATCAGGTTGTGTTGTATATGAATCACCTCCACTCAATAATTCTATATGTGATACTGAAGTTGGTTGTAAAAGATATTTAGCTGTAGCTGTTACGTTACTAGATAATGGAACACCAAATTCATCTACTGATGTTGGATCACTAATTGTAATTCCTGGCGGTTCACTATAAGATTTATTTTCATTAGCAATAAGATTTATTGATGCTACTTGTCCGTTATTTGAATTTGCTGCTACACTCGCGAATGCTGACTGATAACCTGATCCACCATCACTAATTGTTACTGCGTTTACTTTACCTTCACTATCAATTGTACATGTTACAGTTGCTGCACTTATTGTCTGACCGCTAAGTGCTACACCATTTACAGTAATTGATGGTGCTGATGAATATCCAAATCCAGCATCAGTAATTGTAGCTCCTGTTACAGCTCCACTTGAAACTGTTAAAGATATAGATGCTGATTTATGAATTTCAGCAAATGTAAATGGTAAGAACATTGAACCAAACATTTCCACAAGTAGTGGTAAATCTTCAATACCAATTACACCAGGTTGTTTACCTGGCATTGATGATAATGTAAACCTTGGTGTCTCAGCTGTACCTGAAGGATATTCTCTATATAATAAATTACCTAATGGTCTTTTATTTCCGGCGTCTGTATCACCAGTATAATTTTCTAAGAATGCTGATTCTTTTTCGTCATCACCTAATTCTTTTCTAGTAGCAAATAGCTGAAGTAATATCTCTGCAAAATATTTAAATCCAGCTGGGTGAACTAGTCGAGCATATACATCATTCCATGAAGATAGATTTTGTCCTGTTCTAATTAAGTAAGAAAACTTTTGATAGAAATCTGAATCGTGTATTTTAATATTATCAGATAAGAAACCTTTATTATCCAAATACTGATTTAATCCAGTATCGTAATTACCTGATGAAGGAATTAAAGTTGAATCATACGGATATTCAATCTCAACAGTATCGTTAAATAATAATCTAAAGAATACTTCAATTGAATCTGCAGAACCTCTTATTTTATAATAATCAATAATTGATTTATAAAGAGTTCTTTTATTTACTTGAATAGAACGAGGGATTACAGCCGCAATTTCTTTTTGAATTAATTCTAAGTAATTAACGGCTGCGCTATCGATATCCATCGCTTCTTCAATTGTATTGAGAGCGTATGATGCACCTGGCCCAGCCCAATATTTAATGGGTGTTGTAAGTGTGGCAGTTTTTGTATTATGACTATTTAATCCTGTAACAGTAAATGTTTTACCAATCTCTGAAAGAGAGTTTGCTAAAGACCCTGGGAGATTATTACCATTTGTAATTGCTACATTAGCGTCATTTAAAGTAATTGTAGTAATAGTACCATCAGCGGCTGTTACAGTTAATGTTGAATTTGCTCCGTCTTCGTCAGTAAAGAAATGATCATTCTCACTTCTTGGATCTGATATTCTAAAGACAGCTTTATTATCTAAAACAACATCGGTATAAATTTCGTTTTCTTGATATATAAACTCTTCTAAGTTCATATAATCATAATATGCATTTAATAATGTTTCAATACCAGAAGCATTTGCTAGAATCTCTGAAGGAATTAATTCAGGAGTTCTTAAATCTTCTTTTGTCTTTTTCTTTGATGACGCTACTGATTCTATATAACCAGGTGACGCGTTATCAGAAGAATAAAGTGTATTATCTCTATGTGCCATACTTATCTAAGCCTTGAGGTCGTTGAATAATTAATTGTACCTGAAGAACCTGATACTGAAATTGTATCTACACTTGGTGTCACTGTAACTCTCAGAGGATCAATTGAAATTAACTGATTTCTCAAAGGGGCTAAATCTAGAGAATCTGGAGTTACTGTAATTCTAATAGAAGATGTATCATCAGGAATAAAGTTATTTAATGTAATAATTCCTTTGACATGATCTACATTACCTGCATTATTTACTACAGTAACGTTTACACCATTCACAATTTTGTATATAATAACCTTACGGTCATTAGAGCCAGTAATCTCAGCATCACCAAAATAAACAGTTTCACCATTTAATAAGAATGGAGTAGAAGTGATTGTATGTGTTGTACCACCCGCTCTATAGAATTCTTCCACAAACTTTAATTCAAAGTTATTAGCTGAATTATTAGAAGGAGTAATATTCATAAACATATATGGACGTACGGAACTATTTTGAATAGAAGGATCCGCATTGTCAATTGCTCTTAATAATTGTGAATGTCTAAAGACACCATCAAATTTTTCTAGTTCATTAAAGTTATAATCTGAAATTGTATCTCTTACAACAGATTGTAGCTCCACAGCTGATCTATCTGTAAGGTTAGGATTATATTTAAAATGAACGTCAAGTTCTAAATAGGTAAAGGTAGGATCCACCATTTCAGGAGTAATTGAAACGACATTCTTACCTTTTAAGATTGTACCTGTAATATTATCTTTTTCTGATTGTGTAAGGTTATCTCCGACCAGAGGCTTAATTGAGATAAACACTTTACCATAATCAGGTGGATCATTATCTTCTCCACCCCAGCACGAAATGGATGAGATGTTGGAGAAGGATTTTTGAATGATCGCACGATAATCATCGGAGGTTACGGCTCTATTCTGAGAGGTAAAGGTAAGAGGAGCATTGAATCGAATAGACTCATTGGTCTCTTTCTCAGTTCCACCAGTAGCGGCCGCGACTGTGGTAATCGAAACATTGGAAAAGCCGCCGACATTGTCGACGATTGTAAATGTCTTCGCACCATTGGACTCTGAACCTTCTGTAAAGATATAATCGAGAGTCACGATATTATTATTAGTAGGTTTATTACCAGTTACTCCATCGCCGAAATAGATTTCATAATATTCATTAGCGTTTTCTTGTAGGTAATATACCTTTGAGTCTGCGTCCACATTTAACAGAGACTCGAATTTTGTATAGTTGTCGAATGCAGTGGACTCTTCGTTAGCCTGAACCAGGACACGTAGTGTCGAAGTATCTGCATCATCGTCAGATAACTGAAACTTCTGATTTTCGATATCATTGTCCACTCTGTATTTCAGTTCTTTTCTTGTACCCTCGACAATAGTTACATCATTAAACGTAAAGGTTCTTGTATCGGGATTTGTAGATTCATCAGTTTCCAGGAGAGCACTTTGCTCGTTAAGGACCACATATCTAAATTCTGTGCCGTCCACATTAGTGCTGAGCTTTGTTCCGCGAGGTAATGTCAGAGTGGAAGGGACGGTACCAGTTTCGCTCGTGACGTCGACGACGATATTAACTCGTGCACGAGGAGAGAGGACGGACCTAGGAATATATCCGAGGAGTTTCGCACGTGTCACGATATTGCCGCGAATCTGAGCTGAGTCGAGGAAGGCTTCGTTCAGAGAGAAGTGAGCGGTCATCGCATTATAATGAGTATTATAGGCGAGGACGTCTAATAACGTAGAAAGGCCGGAGCCTTCGAAATCATAGTCATTAAACTCTGACTGTGTCTTAAGATAGTTCTTTAGATTCTTCTTTATCTGATCGAAATCTAATTCTGTTACGTTTAAATTCTGTGCCATGTGTTTACCTTATTCTTCTTAATACTATTTCTACTTCTTCCTCTGTATCATATTCTTTAATAAGGAATCGTACTAATAGGTTATATGCATTTTGATCTACTAGATCTGTAACCAATACATTTAATAATTTTACTCTAGGTTCGTAGTCTTGTATAACTCTACGTACATTATCTTCTATTGCCATTCGCGTAATTGCGTCAGCCGGCTCAAACAGAAGCGCACGTAGGTTAGCTCCTATACTATGATTAAAAGGACGCTCATAGAAATTAGTTAACAATAAGTTCTTTACTGCATTACGTATAGCTCTATCATCCTTTAAAGGAATTATATCCTTACGTATAGGGTGTAGTACTAAAGATAGATCAAGGTCGCGATGTTGTTTCTTACGCGCAACAAGTGATGAACTACCTGATTTATCTGATTTTAATAGTGTACTCATAATAGTATTTATATAATATCCTCTGATGGTTTAACATTTTCCGACGAGGTTTCTGGAGCATTTTTCGCCAGAAAAATTTTTTTCTCGGTAACGTTTTGAACGAAATCTCAGAATCTAAAAATGGTCGGGGATGCTAGACCCCCCATTACCAGCTGAGGTTTTCTGACTCATATAAAACGTGCCCTTTACTTTTTCTCTATAATGTGTTATAATATTAGGTCCCACCTGTAGGTTTCTTAGTGTCGACATCCTTATCAGCATCAGTTGTAGTGCCTCCAGTTTGGCCGTGCTTGTGGCCTGTCAGAGTGACACTCTCCGTGGCTGAGTCACACTTCGCTTTTACCTCGCCTGTTACATCTAACTTACCTGTAATCTTTGTGTCTCCGTCCATTAGAATGACATCGTTATGAGCGTTTATTTTAATAGTACCATTTGATTCTATTAGTATAGTACTACCAACCGCATGCTTGATGTGCACTCGTTCCTCGCCAGAGGTATTATCTAATTCAATTAAGTGTCCTGCCTTTGACTTATATACTTTATTGGTCTCCGAGGATTCTGGTGGTATATCAACAACGCCATCTGTCTTAGTAGGTATACTCCCTATAACAATAGCGTCCTGTGCAGAATACCCGTCTCGAAAGAATCCTACAACCCAGGAGCCCACTTCTAGGTGATGATTACCGCCATTACCCTTTAGAGAAGCGTGTGCATTAGACATCATTACAGTGCTCCATGGAAGGTCACTCGTTTGGACTCTCTCCTCATCGTAATAACCATAAGGGAAAACACGTATACGATTCATATTAAGTGGGTCTGAGATGTCTCTAACCTCTCCTATGAACCATGTAAATGGCGCTCCTACGAACTGATCGTCTGTTTGCTTCATGCTTTCTCCTGTTTCATTATCTTATTTACATCCTCTATATAGGAATCTTTCTTTAGCACAAGGGTTTGTGTGAACGAATCGGCGAACGAATGTCTCACATTAGTTACAATATAGTCTCCGCTCAACACTTTATCTAATGTAGACTCCTCAGATTTAGATTGATCGACCCCTTTTCGGACTGCCAATTTCACCTTTTTTCCACTTGCAATTTCGAAGTCTCCATGTATTTCTATATTGACTGATATACTATCTAGATTAGATACGTATGCATTAGCCTTTAGTATAGATGTATTAGCAGGATCATGATAGTTAGAATTGTTGCCAAATGCCTGAGAATTGATTGATATATAATGGTTTTTTGCCTCAGCATACTCTTCTAGTGCCCTATCCTTGAACTTTATATTATCTGCGAGGGGTGTATATTGATTGAGAGACAATAGTTTTTCCTTTCTATAGTTATATTTTACCTTCTTATATTCCTTTTCCGCTATATCGAGTGTATGTAGAGAGGATCCGTATGCTCCTCTAGGTGTATTGATATACTTAGATATGTTCATATTATCCATAGAAAGGGCTAATATTTGTCTCTTACGTGTTTGATAGTTATCTTCTGACCCTACTACATGTGATTGTAATGCTTCATGATTGTATGTTTCATGCACTTCACCATTTTGCATGTTCTCTAGGCTGTTGAATATGACGCCATTTGCAAGTGTATCGTAGAAGTAGTAGGGAGATCCATTGTCGAAAGAACGTCTTGCCAACCAGCGTATCTGCATGAGTGGTCTCATACGTGGAAAGACTCCTTTGACAATCTCCTTTGTGTCCTTATTGATATCCATTTCCTTTATATCTAGATAGTCCTTGCAAATCCTTTCGACGAGCGCTCCTGGGCTACCTGAGAATGGTCTTGATACGACTTGCAATTGATTGAGATATGCATGTTTAGATATACACGTGAAAAGATATGTAGAATAGCCTGGTGCACTCTTTGAGAACATGCTAATGTTTGCAAGATACATCTCTTTCTCTATGATTTCAGGCTCTCCGTTGATATCTCTTCTTGAAATTGCAATATCGATTCTTTCGTTACCTGAGAATTTGAGCTTTTCGAGGTAGGAATTCGCATCCAATATACCCATTGTACACTCTAGAAAGGGTGAATCGAGACTCTCAGTGAATGCAATCTCACCTACGAGATCCATTATATTGAGTGTCTGGCCATCGTTTGTATGGATATCTACCTTAGCGACTTCATACGAGCCTGGTAGAATTGCAACGCTTCCGTCTTTTCTTTTAGATCTAGGCATTTAGCACTCTCTCGAATTCATCTGCAAATTGTGATATATACGCGGGATCAATAACTCTAAGCCTTGATCTGTTCTCATTAGTTTCTTCGAGATATGCTCTATTAGTATCATATGATAGCTGACCTGAGGCTACTCCACCCTCAACGAAGACGGCATTTGTTTGCAATCTTTGTTCAGGATCGTCTGTTCTGTAATAGTGATGTGGTGCATCGATGTATTTGAAGACCTCATATGTACCTACACTATCGTTTGATGTGCCACCAGTGAGTGATTCTGATACACCACCGCCGTCACCGAGGAATGTACCTGTTACATTCTTAAGGACTAATTGATTTAGGTCAAGGTCTTTCTTATGCAATGTGCCGGTTGCGCCTGATGTACCACCTGTGATTGTTTCGCCTAATGTGAATCTGCCTGCAAGAGAGTTACGATGATCGGTAATTGAGTTGTCAGTATCACGTACGATAATAGGGTTAGTGTTGATAACTATACCTGAATATTCATCTGCCATATATTGTTGCAATTTTTCTTGTGACATTGGCCACGCGGCAAGTCCATCATGTAAGAAATCATTTACAATAAAGAATGTCCAGTAGTAACGGGTAGAACCATATAGTCTTTGTGATACGATGTCAGGTCTTTCGCCATTTTTTACGTTATAGAATGTGTATGCATTGATATTATCTACAAAGCTTTCTAATGGTCTAACTGATCTATAGATATTGACCATGTTTTGCAAGATTCCGCTACGATCGAAATCATAGCTTACCTTAGGAAATTGTTTAAAGAAACTCATATTATTCTCCTGTTGCACCCGTTCCGAGAGTTCTGATATTATCTTTTGCAACTTCTGTGCTATATCTTACAGCCTCTGCTGCATCAACCTGTTCACCCACAACGTGGCCATCATCATCTCTATCATCTCTGTAAATATATCCTGCACCTTCGCCATAGAGATCGTCTCTTGTTATTGCTCTTACCTCTTGGAATGTTAAGTTTAAGTCTAATTCTGTTGGTGCTGCACCAAGATCGTCATTCTTATGATAAGCATTACCTGTAGCGTTTGCTGTTGCAACCATATTTGTTAGGTAACATTGTATGATACGTGGCAAGTATTTGTTTTCTCTTTCGCCAATCATGAAACGTATTCTAAATGTTGGTGGATATTTGAGTGCACCTGCACCTAAGTTTTTAGGGTACATATACTTTCTAAACTGATTTTCGATTCTGTGTATATCTCTTGCTTCTTCAGCAGAGGTAGGAACCAATTTGAAATTGAATGCAAATGATCTAATAGTAACACCATCAAAGTTTTGAGTGGTATATGGATTGACAACCAATCCTGATTTAAGCTCAAAGATAGTTGCAGCTTCACCTAATGCTGCACCAGCTTTTGTTTTAAATGCTTTTGTTACATTAGAAATTAAGTCAGCAGTTGAGCCTTTTTTATCACCTTGCAACCCAGCGGCTTTACCTAATCTAGACTGTGCTGCTGTAGTTGTTTGTGCCACTGCACCAACTGCACCTAGATTTACTGAGTTATATGTGATTCCATCTGACGTAGAAATTGCAGTAGGTATAAACATATGAACCTTAAAAAATTCTTGCTCTGCACCGCTCGCTAGTGTGAATTCTACATGTGGAAACTCATCGCCTTCTTTTGCGATCATGTCTCTTAGATTATTTGGGAATGTAATTATCATACGTTTTACCTTTATAAATAACTATATAATTTTTTAACTATAGAACTATTTATATGGCTTACAAAGGTAGATATACAATTAAGAACAAAGATAAGTATCTTGGCGACCCGTCAAAGGTAGTTTATCGATCACTGTGGGAAAGAAACACTTTTCGTTGGGCTGAGGGTACTCCACGAGTAAAGAGATGGAATTCTGAGGAAATAGTTATACCATACAAGTGCAAGACTGATGGTAAAATCCATAGATATTTCGTTGATTTATTGGTAGAACTTAGCAATGGAGAAATTATATTGGTTGAGATTAAGCCTAAGAAACAGACTATTCCACCCAAAAATCCAAAGAGAAAGACCAAAAAATATCTCAATGAGGTGACTACATATATTAAGAATACATCTAAATGGGAAGCTGCACAACGTTATGCTAACCATAAAGGATGGAAATTTCAGGTCTGGACTGAAGATACATTAAAAAATCTAGGCATCAAACTACTGAAATCTTGATATAAATAGTAGTATGGCAAGTTTATTTGACACATTACAAGCACAAGCTTTTAGAGCTGGAGTATCTCCACGTTCTAAGGAGTCTATGGCGTGGTTCCAAAGAAAATCAAGAGAACTACAAACACCTAACAGAAGAAAATTGTTAAAAGATCCAGCGCTTAATGCAACAAAAAATCCTAAGCCTGGTGATATGATGATGTATTTCTATGATCCTAAGCTTAAGGAAGAGTTACCTTATTACGATAGATTCCCATTAACTTTATTAGTACAACCTGCCAAGGGTGGATTCCATGGCCTGAATTTACATTACTTATCACCTGGCGTACGTGCCAGATTCCTTGATGAACTAATGGAATTAGCACCAAAAAACATTACAGATACATCAAGATTAACACGTATGAGGTATAATCTATTGAAAGGTGTAACAAAATATAAAGAGTTTAAGCCTTGCTTTAAACATTATTTAATGGACCATGTACAATCACAATTAGCAAGAGTACCTATGACTGAATGGGAAATAGCAATCTTCTTACCAACAGAACATTTCAAGAAGGTTAAAGCACCATCAGTTTGGAGATACTCAAGGAAAGCATACTCAACATGAACAGTATAGATAACCTAAAATCAACAATTTCTAAGAAAGGTGGAGTAGCATTTGCTAATAGATTTCAGGTGTTTTTTCAGCCACCTGGTGGTGTAACACTTAAAAATTTAATCAATAGTGATCCAAAAGCTTTGGTTGGTGCATTAGCAAAAAATGCTATATCAGGTGGAAAGCCTGCTAATATAATTCCTGATCCTAGAGATATAAGTATCTTATGTGAATCAGTTAACCTACCTGGAAGACAAATTAGTACAATTGATTATCAGGCTGAAAGACAGTCAATAAAAATTCCCTACGGAATAATTAATGAAGACGTTACAATGTCATTCATATTAACAAATGATTATTACATGAAAAAACTATTTGATGATTGGATGTCAGGTGTTTTTGATGTAGAAAGTTATAGAGTAGGATATAAAAAAGATTTTACAACTGATGTTGTTATACAGCAGTTAAATAGTAAAAACGTACCAGTTTATAGTGTAAGATTAGAGGGTGCATTCCCTGTTACTATGAACTCGATACAATTGGATAGTAATAGTGAAAATACTATTCAAAAACTGAATGTGACTTTGAGTTACGAAAATTATGTACCAGAAGATATTGTAGATACAATTAAAAGTACTGTATCTACAATTGGCGCTGGACTTGGTATTTAATAATAGGAGAATAGAATGGCTTTACCAAAGTTAAATAATGCACGGTACACTACTGTGATTCCATCGACGGGACAAGAAGTAGAATTTAGACCGTACTTAGTGAAAGAAGAAAAGATTCTGATGTTAGCATTAGAATCAAATGATCAAACGCAAGTAATGCGTGCAATCATTGATGTAATTAAATCATGTGTATTTGATGATATTGATACAGATAAGCTTGCAATGGTTGATGTTGAAAGTTTATTTATTGCATTAAGATCAAAATCCAGTGGAGAAAAAATTGATCTAGCAATTAAGTGTCAAAGCTGTGATACACCGAATGATGTAACTATTGACTTTAATGATATTGAAGTTCCTGAATTTGATGAAAAACAAGGGACAGTAATGTTAACTGATGAAGTTGGTTTAACATTAAGAATACCGTCATATAAAGATATAGTTGCTTCACAAAAGAAAAAAGGTGGTGAAGTAGAATTAGCCTTTGAAATGATGGTTAATTGTATTGAAACTATTTTTGATGCTGATGGTGTATATAAGGCAGCTGATGAAAAAAGATCAACTCTTGTTGAGTTTATTGATTCATTAAATAATGAACAATTTACTAAGGTGGGTGATTTCTTTACAGATATGCCACAATTAAGTTATGATTTAGAATTTGATTGTGTAAAATGTAAAGCAAATAACAAGCAGGAGGTAAGAGGTCTGCAAGGTTTTTTTACCTAGGCCTCTCACACGATAGTTTAGTTAATCATTTTAAGACTAACTTTGCTATGATACAGCACCATAATTGGAGCTTAACTGAATTAGACAATATGATGCCGTGGGAGAGGGAGATCTATATATCATTACTCTCTGATTGGATCAAAGAGGAAAATGAAAGAATTAAAAAAGAGAATAGGAAATTATAATGGGCGAAGAAGAAATTAAAAAGTCCGGACACCATCCGGCAGATACTAACGGAGACGGAAAGGTGTCTAGAAAAGAACAGGAAATGTATTTAGAGTTTAAAAGAAAAGAACTTGAAGATGCAGATGCTATGCGTGATGCTCAAAGAAAGATGGCTTGGTTTGCACTAGGCGGAATGTTGTTATATCCATTTGCTGTTGTATTGGCAGTACTAATGGGATTAGAATCAGCATCTAAGATCTTAGGAGATATGGCCGCGACATATTTTGTAGCTGTTGCGGGTATTGTTGCTGCATTCTTTGGTGCACAAGCATTCTCAGGTAAGAAATAATGGAAGGTTTAGCAGAAT